TATAAACAGTCAATAACCCTGCGTGAGTTTTCATCTTTATAAAACAACATCCTTTTGATCTAACATCAAAATGAATACCTTTTGCATATCTATCTTCAAATTTATATTTTTTTCTAATTTGAAGTTCTTCTTTATCTCTATGTTTAGACATATCTTCTCCTCTAAGTTAAAACATTAAGTAAATTAACCCACCAAATAAAAATAATAATATTTTAGCAGGTATAACAGTTAAAAGTGCAATAAAAATCATGCTAAATATCAGATCTTTCATTTTCCTCGTAACCCTTTAGTTGATCGTAGCAAAGTTCTGCAGCTACTTTTTCGTTGATAATATAGATAGGCATATCTTCAAACTTCAAAGAACACTGTTGTAGTTTACGCATCGTGTTTTGAAATTCATCATCAGAATATTCTAATGGTTGACCATCTATTGTTGTTCTAGGTAATTGATTTAAAAGTTCATTTACCTGCGCATACCAATTGGTAAAAACTTCTGAGGAACTAGTTTTTGGCACGGATCCCCCAAAGTTCAAATTTATTTATGACATGACTTAAAGCTTCATGGAATTTTACTTTACCATCCGTTGCATCGTCCAAAGGAATTTTTTTGTAGTAATCTCCATTAACTGTAAGTAACAACACTCTTGTTTTTTCGCTGAATGAAACTGTAAAACTATTTTCAGCTTCAATTGATTTAGGTTTTATTTCCCAATCAGGTCTTAAAACCAAAGCCTCTTGCAGGTTTTCGTCAGCGCCTGCAGAAGCTTTTACTTTTTCGTCTTTCATGATAACCTCTTTGTTAATATTCATAAAAAGATATATAGTTATTTTAATGGGATATGCAAGTAAATAATAAAATAGGATAATATAGGATAGATATGAAATTTTTATTAGTAATTCACCTTTGCAGCTTTCTGACACAAACATGTCCGAATATGATGCATCCTCGTGAAACTTTCGATACTTGGTCGGATTGTGCTATGGCTGGTTATAAAACATCTGCAGAAATTTTTTCGGGAATTGATAAAAACATTGCAAATAAACAAAAATTAGCAATTAAATTTGAGTGTAAAGAGCTTGACAAAACTTAGCCAATAGTTGCATTCACCATCATTTTTGATATATAATACTACATGAAGCTATATCGCGTCCAAGCAAACTATAAAAACATATATATTGATGAGATGCTTGAGGCTGAGAACGATAAGGCCGTCCTTGAGGATTTTGTAAAGAAGGTTGACTCAGGTGACGTAACAGAAAGAGAAGGACCAGGATTTTATAACCCAGACATCCTTTTCTTAACCTTTGAGGAGATAAACCGAGATGCTACAAAAGTTAATATCGGAGAAACTTCAGTTGGAGTCCAAATGGGCAACACAAGCGTTAGCACAGGGTAGAGTGACTACTGACATGAAGTGGATAGACATAAAGATCAAAGAACTTAAAACTAAGATCAATGATCAAAGTGTGGAAGACGCTAAAAAAGGTCTTCTAGACATAGCTAGTTAAGTTTTAATCTAGCTTAAAAAAAAAATTAAACTTTTACCTTAAGACTTCTGCGCTCTAAATTATTCTTTAGCCTCACCCCAAGACCTACCGAGTGCTATATCTACTTTCGATGGTACTTTTAATGTATCAATTGCATTTTCCATCAGTTCTTTTACTGCAGCAATATCAGATTCTTCATTAATGGAAAAACAAAGTTCATCATGAATTTGTAGTAATGGTTTAAATCCTGCTTTGTAACAATTTATCATTGCCTGCTTTGTTTGATCTGCAGCAGATCCTTGAATCAATCTATTCAAAGCTTTATATGTGAAAGCCCTCCTGATATTGTTTCCATAAACCGCTTTAGCCTCCTCATATTGCATAGCCTTGTTCATTCCGAAGGTAGCAGGCTCCCACATGTCAAATCGGCATTTACGACCCCCTACTGTTCGAATAAAACCAAATTTTGAGGCACTGTTGGTTACTTCAGTGGCTAATCTTTTAACAAATGGAACTCTTTCACCATATTGTCTTAACAAAGCTTCAGCTCTATCTTTATTGATACCCAATTCTTTACCTAGTTTAGCTTTGCCCATACCATAAAATAAACCAAGATTAATTGTCTTAGCTTGTGTTCTAGTGATACCTGCCATTTCAGCTACAATTTGATGAAAATCTGCAGCTTCGTTTTTGTAAGCTTCTATGAACTCCGCTGCACCTTCAAAATGGTCATTGACAGATGCAGCGTAGTGAGCAACAAGCCTAGGCTCCTGTTGTGAGTAGTCGAAACTACCCCATTGTTTACCTTCTTCAGGTAAGAACAAACTTCTAATTTTATCTCCATACTCTTTATTTCTTGCAGGAATCTGTTGCAGGTTAGGATTAGAATATGATAAACGTCCTGATACAGTTCCACCTTGGTCAGATCTTAGTTGATTTATTTCAGAATGTATTCTACCTTTGTGGACATAACGTTGAATGGAGTCAATGAATGTTGAATGGAATTTATTTATTTCTCTTGCTTGTCTTATTAGTTGCGCTATCGGGTTATCACAGTTCACTAACCAATTTTGGGTAAAGCTTGGTTCTCCGGTTTTCGGTGTCCGTGGGTAGTCCACCCCTATTCGATCAAACACTTGCGCTACTGATCTTCCAGCCCAGATGTCTACATCTAATGTAGTTTGTTTTTTAATATCATGTAAAATTGTTTTTTCTTTACTGACAAATTCTTTTTTAAGACCTCTAGCCTTCTCTTCATCAACTCTTATACCCCTTCGCCTCGTATCTATTAAAATAGGCAATAATTCCATCTCCATTTCCCAAACATCGTGTAGGGACTGCTTAGATAGCTCTGTTTTTAGCACTTGCCATAAACGTAAGGTTAGGCCTGCATCTTGCTCAGCATAGAAGCCTACGTAGCCCGCAGGCAGCCTCCACATGTCCGCTTTTGGATCAATTCCCCATTCTTTGGCTTTTTCATTCAAAAACGTCTCATTTTTAATTTCACCTAAATAATCTTTAGCACATGCATTTAAACTAAAACTAAATCTGTTCTCATTGATGAGCGCAGCAGCAATCATAGTATCAACTATCTTACCTCTAATCTCAAAACCGTTAACAAGCAGCCAACCAACATCATAACTTGCGTTATGAAATATTTTAGTAGCATCTGTTTTTAAAATATCTTGCATCCAGGCCGTGGTGATGGCTAAGTCCATGTTACCACCAGCATCATGTTGAATTGGAAAGTACCATTGTTGACCAAGTGCAGCCACAGCAAAACCAACTATTGCACCATCAAAGGTTGCCCATCCAGGTCCTTTTGTTTTTATGTTTGGATCTTTAGTCTCCAGGTCAATTGCAATTTCACTTGCTTGAGATAAGTCTGGATACTCTGCTGGAGCTACCCAATCACTATCATTGTATATAAAGTTTAATTGATGAGTCATTAATTTTTAAGTTTTGGAGTTTGTCCATCATTATATAAATTTTGTATTGCATCACTCATAGGAATTTTGCATTCGAATATATAACAATCGGCACAATAATAAACTTGTTTATGAATAATCACAGATGGTATTGTAGTACACACCTCACATTTTATTAATTTACTTTTTTGTTTTTTTGTCATAGCTCACGACTGTTAAGTGTTCAATTTCTAAATCACAATAATGTTTTATTTTTTGTAAATCTTCAATTGTTTTACCTTTTGTTAAATATCTACAAGCATATTTAATTACGTTTGCTTGAAATGGATTTAGACCATTTTTTCTTATAAATGTCCAAGGTTGGATTAAAAATTGTTTATAGTGATTCCCGCCTACCTGCGTACTATCAGGAAATGCTTCATCAAACATATTTTTATCTGACATAGTTAGCCTCATATTGTTTGTAATATTTTCCTAATGGAAAATTATATTGGTGATAGGTACCCAACAGATGGAGTGTGCTTTTAGATCTAGTGGCACCAGTATACCAAACCCTAAGTTCTTTTACTTTATCTGCTAAATTCTTTTTATCAAAATGTGATGGAAAATTACATTTGCTCGCCAGGACAACATTATCTGCTTCACCACCTTTTACCTGATGAATTGTATCTATAATTATTTTAGGAGGTTGTGATAAATCTACACCTTCTTTCATAAGTTTTTGAAAATACTTTTTATCTTTATCTTTAAATTTTCTTTTAAACACCTCAGTCCAAGGACCTTTTTCGTCTCGCATACCACACCTTAAATGTAATTCATCAAAAGTAAATACTTGATTTGGGTGTGCAAAACTCCATTTTTTACTGTCCGTTG